CTTGAACCTCGTGAAACCACGCCTCTACGAATGGTGATGAACCATCTTTTGTTGGTAGAATTCTCAATCGTCTTTGTGCTGATGATTGGTTTTGAGGGAGAACCGCTGCGAAATACTTCTTCATTCGTTCTTCCTGTGTCATTTTTGATGCGCCAGAAGTGCTTGACTGTTTGGACTTTTCATACTGTGCCAGTACTGAATCTAATACGTTCATAAAAAAAAATTTAGGTTTATAACTATACTTCAATTATAAACCTAAATTCCAAAAAGTCAAATCGGAAAATTACCTCATTCCATATTTAAACTGATGTGGCATCGACACATCAAAAGTATCTCTAACTTCAGAGTCAGGTGCACTCTCAACTTCATCAGATGTTAAAACATACTCATTTTTTCCGGATTTTTCAATCTCAGTTTCCTTATCAATAAAGAAATCTGTTAGTTTTTGATTAAATGGTCCTGAATCTAAACTTCTTAATTCTAATTTTTCTTCAGGTGTCTTAACTCTATACTTTTCAATCTTACTCTCAATATCATTAACTTTTGTCAATAACGTGTCCATTTCACCCAATTTACTTTCTAAGTTGGATAATTGATTAAATAGTTGTTCAAAGTATGAGTCTTGTTTTGATTGTATGTCTTCCTGACTCTTAACTAAGTCAGTGATGTCTAATTCTTCCGTACCTTCCTCATCTGTTTCTTTTGGAGTATCTTCAACTTTTTCAACTTCCGTATCTGTCTCGATATCAACCACTTCTGGTGTCGAGGTAGGTTCAGGAGTTGTAGTATCCGTACCAATAGTTGGTGGTGTTGATGGTACTCCTGGTGCGGCAGTAACGTCAGTTGCGGGTGGTGTAGCCGTTGCAAATGGGTCAGCGATTGCTTCTTGTTCTGTGATATAATTGTTAATTCTATTATATCTTTCTAGTTCTTTAAGTATTTGTTTTTCTACACTCATTTCTTAACCATTTAAAAGTTGTTTGTAACCGTTAGATGTTTCAACTCTAACTCTTTTATTTTGAGACATCACATGGTCAACCCTTTCAATTAACCCATCTTTCATACTTATTGTATAACAATCACCAGTATCTAAGTCACAAACTTCTTTGAACCCGTTACCTTTGTCTTTTTCTGTGTATCTTGTACTTTTCCCCAAATAGGAGTCTAAAATCATTTTTACTTCCATAACTTTTTTCTTATAAATATTATCATCAGGTTAAAAGTCCTGAATTTGTCGCTAACACTATTGCCTTATTAACCAAAACTAATTTGTCGTTATACGTAATTTGGTTATTATTTTTGAAACTATCGAACTCACTATCCGTAACTTTTTTCCTTGACCAAGATGTAAACCAATTTTTATAAATAGATTCAGGATTTGAGGTCAATACTCTATTTAATGGACTCCATTTTGCCACAATCAAATTCAGACTATCATCAATTGACCTGAATGTAGCATATGGTAAGTTTTTATTATCATTTGTTGACATACACAAGTATTCTTTTTTTAGGAAGTCACTCAAACTACCTGTCCAATGATAATCTAAACTTGCCCCACCAAAATTATAATTAAATGATGAGAATTGAGTATCACTAAATGAATATAAATAACAAGTTACAAAAGATATCAATCTTACATTTTTATCCGTCGTTAATACTTTCAATTTATCAACTATTGATTGTATAGATGCGGTTGTCGCAGATTGTGTTCCTTGAGTATAGTTTGCATAAACCGTATTTAATAATGTTGTACAATTTTGTGCGTTTGAGATACTCTGTTCTGTTGACTGAGTGTTCTGTGTTCCACTATTAACAGTTGTAACGTTTTGTGCTGTTTGATTAGAAGTCGTGTTTGGTTGATTTTTTCGTTGTTTCTCAAGATTTTCTTTGATTTTAATGATTAACGATTGTACATATTGGTCTGGTACAGGTAATGAATGGATTGGTTGTCTTATAGCCTTAAACGTCGTACTAAAATCACCTGGTGTTATATTATGATTAACTGTTTGAATCATATAAGCCCCGTTAAATAATGGTACGTGTCTTAGATTAAAATACATCCCAGGTTGAATCATGGCATTACCCAACATTGTTACGTTACATGTATAATGTTGACTCTTATAGTAATTATATAATGATACATTCTGTGTTGAAGCACCCTTACCATTAGCCCTTAAAATCATATCATTTAAGTTATCTATCGCAGGTCCCGTTAATTGACCTTTTTCAGAACCAATTTCAAACTTCATAAACACGTTTTGATTTCTTATTCCAACATCAAGTGAAAATCCAACTACTTTATTAGTAACACCCCAATCGTTTTTACCAACTAAATTTTCTAGAAGTGGTGAATCTGAATACCTACGTAAATCAAAACTATCCGTGTTGAATATATAGTTTCTATTATCTTTTGCATCCAAATATTTTGATGGTTGACTTATAAGAGTACAAACCACTTTTGGTGACGACTCTCTATAATCAACATTTAAAAACGTACCAAATAATGAGTTTGCAAATTCTAAACTTCCCTCGGTTTTAGGTTGAACATTTTTTTGTACTTCTTGTACATTATAGAAGTTCATATATGCCGGAAACATCATACATGAACATTTATGTACTTCTATCAATCTATTAACCACATCATAAACACTATTCGAATCATTAACACTTTTAATCTCATTACTCACCATATATGGGTCAAAATAAATTTTGTTACCGATATCTCTTCCTGCCCTATCAATAAACATATAATCTTCAAAAAGTGTTTGAACTGAGTAATCATTACTTGCTATCCACTCGTCATTCAGTACCTTGAAATCCCCATATAAACTCAGTTTTGTTTGGCTTCCGGTTACCTCACCCAAGTCTGTATTTCCTCTAACCTCAGTAACATTAGGTAAGTCACGATTTATTTTGATACAAATAGAATTTATAACATTTGACTGAAACGTGTTAGCATTATCCAAATAACCATCTAAGGCTGCTGTGAATTTTTGACTATTATATGTTGGGTCTAATAATTTTTGAGTTGCATATATTTTTATTAATGGAGCTAACGCCTCAACAGACTCAGGGATAAATTCAATGTTATTATCTATGAAAAAATCTGTAATGTACGACCCTTTATCATTATATGTCAATTCAGATATTGTAGAAAATCCAACATATTCATATAATGTCTTCCATGTTTCAGGATTACTCAATTTTGATGACGCAAAGGTAACGTTTGTTTGACCAATTCCTGGTAAATTACCATCGACATAGTAATTGAACGATATGGGGTCTTCCACTCTATATTTCACCGAATAACTATCAAATAACCTCCTATCAAAGTTTCCAGGATTTCCATTTTTTAACACGACATCAAACTCAACAAACTTCTTAATACCATCAACAAAGTTAGCTAACTGGGTGTTAACCAATTGATTAGTAAAGTTTTCTGAATTTACATACGAAGGTAATTGGTCAACTCTCATCAAGTTTCTCATCAATATTTGGAAATTCCTATAACCCGTTTCAATATCGTTAGGAAGTTTAAGTGACTCAACCCTAATGATTTCACTTTCAGTTGATTTCACCGTTTCGTATTGAATTGCTGGTTTACAAAACTCTAAAAATTCGTTTTCAAAAACATCCAATTGTTCCTTAGAAAAAACACCAAATAATTCTTCGATGGAGGTATAAACTAATGATGGTTCAATAGAAAATGCTGATTGTTGACTTTGTCCTGTATATATGACTTTCATATATTGATTTGGTGTTGGTCTAACAACAGATGAATTATCGAAATACCCGAAGTTTGATGCTCCCCATAACATTCTTACCGAACCATTATAAACCGATGTATTTCCTGTTACTTCAGTTGTCAACAAATTATTTGCAAAACACTCTTCGTTAACTTGATTATAAGATGAACCAAAAGATGGTGCTAAATAGTTAATTTTATTATACTCGTCGTATAGTGTAACAACCCAAGTTCTTATATTCAAACTTCTACCTAGATTAAGAGTATCTACCCCTTTTCCCTTAAGGATTGATGACCCTTGATTTTGTGTCATTGTAAATCCTGAATTTAATCTACTTGAAAATTCGTTTTCAGTGTACGCACTAAAAACACGATACCCTGAATAAAAAGATGAAAAATCATTTAATACTTTTGGATAAAACCCAACATTCATCGTGGTTACACTACCACTAGTAGTCGCATCAACTAAATTATTATTTAAAGATATTGATGTTATTGTTGTTGTATCAAGCTTTCCAATAGTTGGTTCCATCAAAGGAATATTATAACTAGTACTTGTCGAATTATTTGTTGGGTCAAAATTTCCAACATAGTCAAAATTACCCCAAATACCATCTAATATGTCTATATTTTCTTTTTGATATTTTTTGTATCTATACCAAATAGAACCATATTTCAAAATCCAGGCATAAGGTAACTTGTGTAATCCACCAAATTTCTTGATTGATGCGAAAATGTAGTCCAAATCACTAGTCGCCCCTTTTGTTTTGTACGTTTCTCTTAACGTTGCTAAGGGTAATGAATTTAAGAATAAATAAGCAGCACTAACAAATGGGTTATTATCCAAATCAACTAACCATTTGTTTACACCCGATTGTATAGCATTTACAAAATATGGGGTGTTTAACATAC